GAATCCAATTTTTTAATTTTCAACCTTTCTCCTTTACTTAATAATGGACCTCTAACCAAACTATAATGTTTACTGTCTTTATTATGAGTGTCGAAATTTAAATTTCTTAAAGTTTCTAGCGGGATACCAGTAATAAATGCTACATCTTCCCATTCATCACCATCTTCCACTATGTATTCATCCAATCCGCTTTTCAAAAATTTTATTCGCCTCTGTTCTAAATATTGTCTTTTAACGTCATTTTCATTCAATATTCTACCAGTATGTAAACCATCATTTAAAACTTCGTATACACCTAACTCATTACTTTCAGAGCTAGGTACACCTGGGTACACAGGATTAATTCCTGATACTACATCTACTGGGTCTAAAGCATATCCGCTAAATTGTAAATTGTTACCACCTGAAATATAAACATTAAAAGTAATCGATGTTGGAACATTGGAATTATAGGTCAGTGGTTGTACTAAATAACCATACACTATTCCATGATTTACTGCATTAGCAACATAATCTTTTGTACATTCAAGTTGTCGCAAATTAGAATTATATTTAAGATCTATTGTTTGAATTTGGCCGCCAGCTGAAAATTCCAAAGTATCGGTATTAATATTATGTATATCATTATATGCTGGAGCATAAGCTGTTAGTGGATTTATAGGAGCATCAGTCATTGCATAGTTTTTAAGCACTATTATTTTACAAAAATGAAAGTTCGTACAAACAGCTTGAATGTGTAATTTTAAATCACCTCGCCAATACCTAGAAGCCTCATAAATAGTCCTCATTGGTGAATAAAAGGTGGTATTTGCGTTCCCACCTAAAACTGTAGCTTCAACCATAGGTGTCATTGGATATGCAAACAAATTTTTTCCTGTTTCCGTTGTCGAACTAACCGTGAATTTACCTACATACACTGGTTTAGATGTTAAAAATTTAAGATCCATTTCGTCTTGTTCAGTTCTAAAATAAAAATCATCGTATATTCTACTAAATTGGGCATGGTTATCCAAAACTTCTAATCTCACCGGCTGGTCAACATTATTAGGAAAATTTCTAAAAGTTGCTATCATCTTATTATCTATACTAGGTACATTAGGATTATGAAAACCAGTCAATTCTTTTAACATGCTCCTACCATAATCAATTAAATCTCCTGAAACAACTTTAAGTCCTGATGCAGCATTATCGAGAATTTTGGTTGGTAATCTCCATAGGTTATTTAGTAAGCCTTCTGCTGAAAAATATGAGTCTTGCCTATCTTCACATAGTTCTTTCTTACCACACGCACATTCAGTTGTTACGCTCGCTTTTGATTTAACAGACCACATCTTCTTTACGCCACACTGGGGTTGCCATGACATTAAGCCGACTTTTGGAACATAAAATTCAGCTTCTTTAAATAACGTATG